AAGTTTCGGAATCATATCAGCACCAAAGTCAACAATTGGTTGCCACCAATCACCTTCCTTAGAACCGGTAACATTCCTTGCCAATTCCCTCCTCTCTTTCTTCATCATCTTTTTCTTTGCCCTTTCCTCCTCAGTCTTTCCAAGGACCATAGACCTTAATTTTTCGGCTTCAGCAGGGTGTGTACGAAAAGCACTAATGAGCGCTTTCTTTTCAGAATTCGCACGATCACGCTGTTCGTTCAACCGTTTCTGCTGAATCTGCCAAGCAACAAGCTCCGGGGGAACAACAACCTTACTTGGGTTATGCGATACCTGCAACTCCCTCTTCTTCAGCATGCCTTGATAATTGGGCCTGAAATTTTCCGTCTTACGAGAATCCTTCAAAGCCCGAATTGGACCAGCCAAAGCAACAAGAGATTGCTCAACACGCTTTTCGACCTCATGGGGAGGTATACCTTTTGCTATCAAAACCTTACGCTTATCAGCAAGTTCCCTCCTAGTGATCGACCCACTCTTAACCATTTTATCAGCCAACGATTGAAAATCAGACATAACTCTCACAACTTATCGTTGACACCCGGGCCAAACACATCAAGCCAATGACGGCCACGTTTGCCCTTAGGGGGCTTTCCTTTCACAGAAGATGCTATGCAGCAAAAATTACTAAAATGGTTAATACGAGATGGCCCACAATTATCCAATATAGCAGGACAATCCAAGGGTTGAATCCTTAACAAACCATCTAGGTATTTTTCAATTGCATATTGATCTGCGACTGAAACGCCAAATTTATCAGCCATGAGTAATCTTGACTCCATAACAATAGGGACATCCAACAACCATTGTTTGTCCATAGAGAATAGCTCCACGATTTGCCTACGGCGATAAACACATTTATTGCTTTTCATCAAGGCATGCACTGCATTTTTATCGCCTACATGCATGGTAACACGAAGTGCATACATAGCAAGCGATTTCAAAACAGGGCATCCTGGATAAGAATGCAATAAACTCAACCCCTTCGCTCTCAACAATTTATCCTTCAATGCTCGACCACAGTAAACATATTGATAATTAACATAACCGAAATCTAGTATTGCAGAAATAGGATCACGAATAATTGATTGTGACCCTTCGCTAAAAACCATACCGCAAAAGCTGGCCTCATTAAAGGACCTAAAATTTTCCAATTTTGCCTTTGCACCCAACCTGAACAATATTGTTTCGTCCAAGTCGTATAACAGTGCTCCAATGCAATCATCACCTTCAATCTGAGGGGGTTTAATCGATACATAAAACTCAGGCGAATGCCCAGCCTTGTGTAGAAGAAAACACACAAACAACAGATTGTTGAGTGAATTACACAGAGATGTATCCATCTCACCTGAGTATCTTTTAGACCTCAACCACACATAAAACTTCCTTGCAACCATCCTATTGATGCCGTATTTAGTTTTCCTAATAGTGTCCAAAATTTCCTCTCGATTGGGGACATTTTGCAAACAAAACTCAAAAAAGAAAACTTCAATACTCATCAACAAGGCAGTGAAAGTTGCTTCAAATGAAGTGAAATCATTCGAAAATATTCTGACAAGATCATCACAAAACAAATCGCACATCCGCTCCATCTTCTCACGGCTACTAAGGTACTTCACAAACCAAGGCAAATGGAAAAACCTTTTACCAATGGCAGCGCACAATGGTCCGAAGAAACACTTGTAAGAGTCGGATCTGCTGTAAATACCACGAAAATGTTTCGCCTCATTATAAGACTCATATTTCACATGGAACATCACATCAAAATCCTTAGCTCTCAATCGAATGAACTCCTCCCATACACGCTGCAATTCAGCCTTACGACCGCCGGAATAATTAGTGCCTTCAAGCCATGTGTCAACAGACAGATCAACATCAGGAGGCAAAACACAATCCATCATATGGAGTTGTATAAAGTCTCGCGAAAACTCAAAAAACTCCTCAAAAAGTACAGGATCAGTTTTAGGCATATCTGTAGCGATACGTTTCATAACACCTAATACTGCACCATCTTGATTTGTTGTGTCGGGCCAGAAATTAACTGCACCCTTCACATGAACTCCAAGAGAAACAGCCATGATAGTTTCATCACAGCAAGTCTCTTCCACCTTTTTAAGGTAACGAAAAGATTCGTCTACCTTAGGGACTCTACAACCCAACCCCACTTGCCATGGGGTGTAGCCAACTACAACAAATTCTGAGTCTAAAAGTCAATCTGTAAAAATATTCTCATTAACACGAAGCGATTGCACATTGTGGAGCATGAAAACCATACTATCATCATAAACTCTAATACCTTGTGTAACCAAGTTATTTGGAATATTGATGGTAGTACAAGTCTTAAGTGAATTTTCCATATTGCGCTTAATCTGAGAAAGATCGGATGTGCTATTCAGAGTTTTATAAACAGACAAATTTTTAACAATAGCTAAAGAAACATACATCGTCTTGCGAATCGTTGTAAAAAACAGCCCTCGTGATACAATGTTCTTTGTTGCTGACGAATTCCAAACGGTTGACACATATTCAACTTCCCAAATCTCTGGATCATGTTGCTGCACAGGGCCCATCTTCATATTCTGAGGTCGAGAGTCCGCCAACTGAGTTGGCAACTTCGACACAAAAGAGAATGAGTGCTGTGTAACCACATCCTTCTGAAGATAAAAGGAAGCTGTCGATACAGATTGGTAACCAACCCAACCCACCATAAAACAAACCCAAACAATATTAACTATCCAATTGGCAAATGCCCAATATGTATAGTAATACGGTTGACCATACAAATACTCTAAGAGTCGAGCAAAAGCACCGTCAGGTTGCCTATAAAATATGGCACGACTGATAGGTAAATAAACCAACGACTCTACCATGCAAGACAACAAAATGATAATATAAACCAAAACAACCTTAGTAATATTAGCTTTTCTTACCAAATCAACAATCTGCATGGGTGATGATGGAAAATTAAATTCAAAATGAGATGCCGCAGCTGTTTCGTAAATGAGATTTTTGATCAACTCATCACAAACCATTTCCGTCGGTTCAACCTTCTCATACTTATCTTGTAAATCCTTCATCACCTCTTCAGCACATTGCTTTCCATCACCTTCACCGGACTCCAAAGGAGGATCGGCAGCAACAGTTGTGGGCACAGATGCCACTGCAACCGGTGCAACAACGACACTAACCGGTGTTGGTGAGGTAACAACCACTGGAACAACAGCTACAGGCTTTGTCAACGCAACCGACGATTGCATTGGCTGAACTTGAGCAACAGACTTTTCCCTCTTCGGTTCCGAAGAGGATGCAGAGGTCTGATTGCATTTGTGGCGTTTGCCATCTTCATAGCTAACACCACATTTCTTGCATGCACAGAGATGACCAGCAACCTGGTCAGATTTCCCACATGTACGACAAGTGAATGTGAATTTCTGTGTTTTGCTGCGACCAGCTATATAATCAAATTCCCCATCCACATTAAACCGTGGGTTGATTTTATGCTTCACCATGACATATGGGCCAAGGTGAAGATTAGGCATCATCCCACCACCATCGCGCTCCTGAAATTTCTTCGTCAACTCACCACAAATACGTTCAAAACCACGATAATTGTAGATTGACGACTGATAACCAGGTATCGCGAAAATATAACCACAAGGCGATGTAACGTTATCGCTTTGTGCAACCAACTTGAACAAATCCTTCACATCCTGACGATTGAAGAAATCACTCAACTCTTTCTTACTTGTCTTATCCATACATGTTTTACCACGATAATAAACAAATCTCTCAGTAGGCTCACTAACATTCACACTGGGATGCGATATGTCCTCGAAAGCTTCATCAACCTGCAATGCCCCATGTGCAGGATCCACTTCTCTAATCAAGGATGCCAAAACCGAAGGTTTTGTCGAAGAAGACTCAATCGTCGATTCAAACTTGAAAACAAGTGGTGAAACTGGAGCAGTTAACGCCAAAACCTTAGGTTTTACCTGAGGATCAGCCTTGATCTTAAATTCTGGATTAGACCAGCGAAAATCGATCACAGAAGATGACACAGGTGGAGCTGTGAATGAAAACCCCGGTTGATTTTTGAAATAATCCAAACTAAAAGGATTATATGTCGAATCAACGGTTTTCGAACCCAGATCTACCGTAGCCACCATTTTCACATCCTCACCATCACTGGCAACGGATGCCACACATGGCACAGAGCCCGATACCGCAGCCACAACAGTATGTGGTGCAAAAGAGCCTACGCCACCAGGGAATGTCAACAACGAATCGTTGGCCTCCTCATCACTCTCAACCTCCGTAAGCGCCGCAACGACAGCTTTTGGCGGATCAATCTCCCACCCTCCTGTTGACAAAGTTATGTCTCGTCCAGGTGAACTAGGCACATAACGTGGGCTGCCAGACGCAGTATTAATGCGACTGGTACTGTCAACATCATCACCAGACCAATCAGCCGTGGCGAAATCATACTTGGCCCTATGCTTTTCCGAAAAATTACCATATACTGCCGCCAATGCAGACAACATAGTATCATTATTCAGAAAGAAACCACGGTCGGGGTCAGTTTCAACCGCAGCTCTTGACATCATGACAATGGCACTCATATACTCCTGTGAGAAGTAATTGAGTGACTGGTTAATTGAACCATTCTTATTAAGTGGCGCGTGAACACAAGATTTCGGACTTACACCCTTAATCATATTCACTGCACAAAAGAAGCATTCAACATCACCACCCTTCTCAACCTTTGCTCTCCGCATAAGCGGCCTAACCCAATCACCAAAACACCAAACCTGAGTATCTAAAATGGCTGAATCAGACATA